AGCAGAAAGATGCTGGAATGGGAGCATTCAATCTATCTTGAGTTGTACATGAATCACCCAGATCTTAGTGAACTGAGGTGGTTGCTGTCGAAACAACTCACTACCAAGGCGACAACATATGCACAAGATGAAGAAGGTGTGCAGTATAGGGTTACTTATCAGGATGAGGGCCAAAGAAGTAGTGGAGATATGAACACTGGCCTAGGAAACTGCGCAATAATGTGCGCACTGTTGTATACCTACTTAGTTGAAGTAGCAGGTATCACAAATATGCGTGTCATCAATAATGGTGATGACGCTGTAATCATAATGACTGGAAGTGATTACATGCAGTTTTCTGAAGAGTCTTTCAAAGATTGGTTCCTAGAAATGGGATTTACCATGACTATGGAGGACCCAGTACAAGAACTTGAAAAACTTGAGTTCTGTCAATCACATCCTGTTAAGACGCCTGATGGTTGGATCATGGTACCAAACATTGACAACCTCAACAAGTTTGGGGTGGCACTTGTGGATAAGGGAAAGATTGATGATTGGATTAGAGAAGTTGGTGTTGCAGGCCGTCTTTGGCTTGCAGGAATACCAATCTGGTACCAATACTTTTGTCAATATCCAAATGATGGGAAGGAATCTTCAAAACCTGCCCTGAATGAACAAAATGCCTGGTCTTTGTATTGGAATTCTTTAGGTATGAGCGAACGTTCTTCAGAAGTTGCTGAGGAAACGCGAATTTCGTTCTACAATGCTTTTGGAATAACACCGCAAGAACAGCGAGCAGCAGAGGATAAACTTAGCACCTCTGTCCCTTGCTACGATGTGGGTCAATTGAAAAAGAGGGTATCCTTGCCTCTGGCCCAATTACGTAGTGCTCGTTACCTGGATTCTGGTTGGAATCCTCCATGGGGTTTTGCTGTTTAAAGCCCCCAAAATCGGATTTTCCCGTGCCAAGTTGCTAATAGCCATTTGGTTTCCCAGTGATTCAGCGTATACGAGTGTCGACATTTACGACTCAGTATCTGCCAATGCTAGTGTGCGACTACCTCGGTGGTAAAACTGAATCGCTGGTTGAGCCAGTGGCTATCGAGCCACCCCCGGTGACCCATATTATGTGTGGGACCAAAGTTCCGGCCACGTAACACCAATAGGAGGTGAGAGTAAAATCTTGGTGGCTAAACTGATGGGTCATTGGGGAAATAGCGACGTAGTGCCGACAGACTGCACGGGGGCGCCAGTATGAGACGAACGGGTACAGCAAGATGTACAGTCGGACCTGAAGAGGTTGGAGCCCATACAAACTAAGCGTGGCCTTATGGCCAAATCAAAAAATAAAAAGAAAAACAACAAACAGAGGACGAGGAGGAAGAAGGTGGTCTCTCAAGGTGTGGCCGGGTTCCGTGCCATCACCCAGAATGTGGCGGTATCTGTGTCAACACCGTTTGGTGATAATCCAAGAGCCTCTACTCTTCAAGATGGGCTTGATGCCTTCCACCCATGTTCCGTCCCACTTCCGCGCGCCATTGGTGACTATACCGTGGTCCGTACTACACAGATTCTCAACTCAAGGGATGTTCTGTTGCTTATGGGCCCGATATACGATGGCCGAACAACGAACAAGATGTGGTCCTCCTGTTTCTGTCAAAGCTCTGTGGCTTCGGCAACCGCAATCAATGCAGCAAGCAATACCATGCTCACTTCATTCACAGCAATGAATAGTAGTGACTGGGGCTATGCTCGCATGGTTCCCGCAGCTTTCAGTGTGCAGCTCATGAATCCAAATGCGCTGCAAACTACATCCGGAATTGTCTATGCTGGCCGGGCTCGTCAAATGATAGCACTAGCCAACAAGACAGCTACTTGGGATGAATTGGCCAATGAATTGGTCTCGTACAGCGAACCTCGTCTACTCTCTGCTGGTAAACTTGCCTTGAGAGGGGTACAGGCGGATGCTGTGCCTTTCGACATGAACGCAATGTCCGATTTCGAAACAAGGTATCCTTCACTCATCGGTACGTACACTAATACTGATGATTCCTTCAAGTTCGATGCGTTCGCGCCCATTTTCTTCTACAATCCAAACCAGATTGCTTTGCAATTTCTTGTTTGTTGTGAATGGAGGGTGCGCTTTGATCCTACAAATCCAGCATATGCTGCCAATACATACCATGAACCATCCACACTTGGTTACTGGGACAAACTTCAACGATTGGCATCGTTTGTTGGCAATGGGGTCAAGGATATTGTCGAGAAGACCGATCCAAAGGCAGTAGCCGGAGCTTTAAGATTTGCACGCATGGCATCTACAGCGTACGGCGCTCGTGGTGGCATGCCTGCAGGATGGAAAGAAGACCTCTAGTTTGTTACCAAAAATAACTAACAATTAACGCTGTGATATTTTTAATTCTTGGAATTACAGCGTGTTTTCAAACGTAATAAGGATTCCTTACCTGAGTATAACGCTGGCTCAGGCGAGGTAGCTAAGCGATGATGTCTTTAGATAGTCTCATATAGTTATCAATGACGGACGTGTTGTCAAATAACATGGAGGTGGTTCCCGCACCGTGCATACGATCGTTCTGGCATTTAATCGGCCAGGGCTTGCATACATGAGCTTCTGCCAGTTATCTTGACGTCCTGAGTGTAGGCTAGACTAGTTCCAGTTGGGACTGTCTAATGATGTGGC